AGATGTATATCTCGCAAGTAAGGATAAGATTTATTGGACCATTGCAGGAATGGCGAGGGCCGTCGGCTGTACTTCTGCACGCCAGTTCATAGATCTTGCCAAAGAGAGAGGAGGCGCGTACGCATACGGTCTTCTGAGGATGGAGGAGAAGGGCGAGGAATTCCTGTTCTCCAAGTGTTACCCGGGAGCGATCTTCCTTCTGAAGCAACTGGGATGGGAAGACACGCAGCACATCGAGACCGAGAACAAGAATGTCAGTGTCAACGTCACTCTCAATGCTTCCCTGGATGATCTTGCCAAGGTCCTAAATCCCATCGTGGAAGGGAGCCAGCCATGAGCGTTTGGTACGACGGCCCTAAGCTTTCATTCGGCCACCCGAAGATGTCCAGGACTGAATTCCATGCAACGGTTGCAGAGATCCACGCCAAGGCCCGGGAGATGAATCAGCTTCAGCAGATCATGAGAAGGAACAGCGAGTACAGCCTGTTCTACTTCGCGATCTACATCCTGCACTGGACGTTCCTGGACAACGATTTCGCGTACTGTCTTTGCGCTGCATGTCAGGGAGACGGTCGCTGGGGCCGGATGTGGCTGCTTGCCCGTGAACACTTCAAGAGCACCATCATCACCATTGCAGAGACGATCCGGGACATCCTGATCCACCCGGAGAAGACGACAGTGATCTACTCGTACAAGTTCGATTCGGCTAAGGACCTGTTCTTCGCTCCGATCAAGAACGAGCTGGAGCACAACGAGGTCATCCGGATGATATGGCCGGACGTGGTATTCCTGGCGGACGAGAAGCCGGATGTATGGACCGCCACAAGCTTGAACGTCAAGCGCAAAGCCAGGAGAAAGGAATTCACGCTCACGTGCGCATCCATCTTCTCTCAGCTGACCGGATCACACTACGATCAGATGATCTACGACGACAGCGTCATCGAGGAGAACTGTCAGACGGCCGACAGCATCGAGAAGACGCAGAAGCAGTGGGAGTTGTCACTGAACACAGGAAACACCAAAAAGCTCCTGTATTGCGTGATAGGTACGTATTACGCCTACGGTGATCTCTACTGCCACATCCGTGACGAACAGCTGTGCGAGGTCATTCTCCAGCCCTGCTACGACGTTGATGGACGCCCGGTCCTGTACACCCGAGAAGCCCTGGAAGAGAAGCGCAAGGTCATGGGATCCTCCGTCTTTGCGACGCAGATGCTCCTGGACCCCAAGCAGGGCGCCGCGGTCGCATTCAAGGAAGAGGACATCCGGTGGTGGAAGGCCAAGACATACGAAGGGCTGAACATCTACACGTTCGTGGACCCGGCTGGAGAAGTGTCCAGGCATCGTGACCGCACCGTCATGATCACTCTGGGACTGGATGACAGCGACAACTTCTACCTGATCGACATCGTGCGTGACCGTCTGACGCTGAAACAGAAGACGGACGAGCTCTTCCGGATTAAGCGCAATTACCATCCCATCACGGTCTTCTACGAGGCCAACGGCGCGACCGTAGAAGTGCCACACATTGAAGATGCGATGGAGGAGTACCACAACCATTTCGACATCGTGAAGCTGGTGCAGAGCAAGAACAAGGGCATGCGCATCGAGGCGCTGCTTCCGCTGTTTGAGGCACACCGGATATGGTTCCCGGAAGGCGGGTGCTGGCACACCAACTGGGAGGGCAAGAGCGAGGACATGCTGCATAGCTTTATTGTCGAGGAGCTCCTGGCCTATCCGCACATAACGCACGACGACGCCATAGACGACCTGTCGAACATCCTGCATCCGACATGCCTGGCATACATGATGCGCCCGGACCGCGAGAGCATGGAGCGGATCATCTACGAGAAGCTCCGCGGCAAGGGCGTCAACCTTGAGCCGTTCGGAGGCAAGCAGGAAGAGTACGACCCGTTCGCGGAATACCGCACCGACGGCGGCAACGAGCGCGGACCGTGGTCGGATGTGTACAAGGACAACAACCAGGATCGCGTCCAGTCCTACGGCTGGGATTACTGATGAAACCAAAGGGCATAGCTGATTACTTGACCGAAGGCAAGAATTGCAAGGTATGGAAGACACAAGAGGCAAACTTAAGGATTACATCAGGACGAAGCTGGATCAGATGAAGTCCATCCGCATGCGCGGGGACGACAGACGCATCCAGTGTTGCTCTATGCTCAACCACAGGCTGGACGACCAGCACACGCCTGTACCCAAACGTAATCTCAAGAGCGTCGTGGCCATCGATGCCATTCAGACCACCACAAGAGGCATTGCCGGGTACATGCTCAGCCCCTCGATCAGGTGGTTCCGGTATCAGACCCGTGGACGCAACTTCCAGCCGTCCGACCTGCTCTATGGCGCCAACGACTGGCTGGAGCTGGTGGAATCCCTGGAGTATACAGCGTTCGCAAATTCCCGGTTCTACAGCAACGCCCTGATGGCCCTGGCTGACTGCCTGATCATCGGCACGTCATATGAGATGGTCACGGACGAGATCGTGGACAAAGAGCGCATCGTCTTCGACTGCTACAGTCCGTTCGAGTGTTACATCGCAGAGGATGGCCAGCGCAACGTGGACACCTGGTTCCGCGAGTACCGCATGACCGCTGACGAGGCAATGGCCAAGTGGGGCGACGATTGTCCCCAGGAGATTCAGGACCTCGTGAACAAGAAAGAGGGAGCCGCCGAGGTCGAATTCATCCATGCCATCTTCCCCCGCGACAGGGCCGAGGTTGCCGATGTCCCGATTCCCGCATCCGGGAACAAGCGCTGGGCATCCGTGCATTGGACATCAGCCGGGGACCAGGTCTTCAAGGTCTCCGGATACGACGACTTCCCGCTGGCTGTGCACAGGTACCGTCTTGTGGACGGCACGCCTTATGGCGCGTCTCTGGCGAGCGACAACCTCGAGCTGATCATGGAGAGCGACATGCTCCACGCCAAGTACGACAAGTCGCTGGCCAAGCAGGTGGATCCTCCGACATATCTCCCGCAGGCACTGAAGGGAAGGTACTCGCAGAACCCGGGCGACATGATCTACGGCAACGGTCCGGATGGCAAGCCGGAGCTGCTTCCGACATCGCTGGACCTCAAGGGACTGGCCGCACACATGGCAGAGGTCGACGCCATGCTCAACCGCCTGCTGTTCGCAGACCTGTTCAACGTCCTCATGCGTCAGGAGAGACAGCGCACGGCATACGAGGTCCAGGAGCTGAAGGGCGAGGGCCTTGTCCTGCTTTCGGCCATCATCGGAAACATGCAGGTCGAGAAGCTCAACCCGCAGGTCCTGCGCACATTCGCGGTCATGTACCGCAACGGTCTTCTGCCTGATCCTCCGGAGGAGCTGAAGAAGGCATGGAACGAAGGCCGCGTACAGATCGAGCTTGACGGTCCGCTCGCACAGACGATGAAGCAGTACCACCAGACCACAGGCTACATGCAAGGCCTCAGCTGGCTGGCCAATGTCGCACAGCTGTTCCCGGAGAGCCTGGTCAACATCGATTCCGACGAGCTTCTCCGCGGCGGCGCCACAAGCCGTGGCCTCAGCCAAAAGTCCATCCGCGAGAAGAGCGACGTGGACAAGATCAAGCGCCAGCAGGCCGAGAATCAGGCCAGGGCACAACAGCAGCAGGAAGCACTGGTCCAGTCGCAGATCGCCAAGAACCTGGGCGCCAATGCGGAACAGCTGGCTCAGGCGCAGGCAATGACCGGGAGCGCACCACAGCAGATGATGCAGAACGGCCTCTACTCGGGAGGGTATTGATAAATGATCAGCGCGGATTATCAGATCAGCAGGCAGGAGTTCGCAGACCGCGAGGAGCTGAAGCGCTTCTACAACACTCCGGTCGGCATCAAGGAGCTTTGCCAGGAGATCTATGACGGCAGGCTCCTCGGTCAGATCAGTACCGATGACGAGATTCTGAAGCACAACCTCTGCGTGCGGAGGCTGGAGCGTATGGGGCTTCTGGACCAGGAAGGTCTCGAGGCCCTTGTGAAATGGATGTTGAGCAGGGAACCGCAGAAGTTCCCCGCTGAGAACATAAAGGAGTTTTGAATTCTTACAAACATGATGGAAGGACGCCTTTTCCTGGCACCTGACACTGGAGCAGACCCGGCAGTCTGCCCGGTGGACTATGGGACGGACGGCTCATCTGCACCTGAATCGGGTAATGCAGCAGCACAGGCGGAGAACACCGGGGCTGTCAGCCCTGAGGGGACAGATGCCGCCGCGACCAGTTCCGAAGGCGGCGCAGAAGGAGCGGCTGCTACACAGCAGCAGTCTCCGGCATGGATGGCGCAGTTGCCGAAGGACCTCCGCAACGATCCTGAGCTCGCCAAGCACAAGACGATGGGTGATGCCATCAAGTACCTGAAGGAGCAGGCTTCGACAGGGAAAGAGGCACAGGAGGAACAGAAGAACGCGCAGGAACAGAATACGCAGCCGACAGGAGAAAAGGGTCCCGTCAAATACGAGAATTTTGCGAAGAGATTCAACGACAGCAACGACCCGTTCGGCAATGTGACGGACGAGCTTGTTGGCGCTCTCCAGGAATCCGGAATCGACCAGTCGGTGGCAGAAGGTCTTGTCGAGAAGCTTGACAAGGCGTTCACCGTTGGTACGGAGAAGATGGTCCAGGAAGGCGTCAAGCACACCGAGACGGTGATGCGCAAGCAGTGGGGCAAGGATTACGACGCAAGACGCCGGGCAATGGCCAAGGGCTATATGGCTCTTGGTGATACAGACGGCTCTCTTCAGAAGGCCATGGACAGCGAGGGCGCAAGCCTGGCTCCTTCCGTGTGGGAACTTCTGAGCCGCGTCGGCAATATGGTAGCGGAGGACAACTCGGTCTCAAGCCACCTTGGCCAGGGCAAAGCGCACAACGAGGAGGTTCCTGTCGATTACCCTGATTGACGTGTTTCAGGGTAAATAGAATCCCTTGCGCATTACGGAGATAAGCTATGGCAACACCCGCCTATCTTACCCTTACTGATGTGGCTCAGATGACCCACAACGGTAACATCCTGGAGTTCGCAAAGGAGTTTGTGAAGAACACTTCTCTGTTCAATTCACTGCCGTGGAAGCAGGCCAGCGAGGCTCTCCATGACACGACAGGAGTCCAGGGAAAGCTTCCGACCCCGCAGTGGACAGGTCTTGACAGAGGAGTCAAGCCGTCCAAGGGCACATGGGAACAGAGAGAAGAGAACATCGCTCTGATCGAGTCGTGGTCCGAAACCAATCAGAAAACGTATGAGATTTCCCCGAACGGAAAGGCTCTGCGTTGGATGAACGACCGCCTGCACATCATTGCGATGGGACTCGAGGCAGAGGAGAAGCTCCTCTACGGAAACCCGGAAGTGGACAGTTATCAGCCCCTCGGATTCATGCCGAGAATGAATGCCGTCACGGACATGTACGCCATGAAGAGCGGCGAAAGAAAGAAGCATGTCTGTCTGAGCGCTGGTGGAAGCACCGCCAACGGTGAGTCCTCCATCCTGCTCATCGCAAATGGCGCGATGTCCCCGCACCTCCTGTATCCCAGGCACAGGGCCAACAACGGAATCCAGTTCAACGCGTACCCGTTCGAGAACGTGAAGGACGATGAGGGTGGCTACATCAGGCGTGCGCTGAGCCAGTTCATCATGATGTTCGGACTGTCCATCGCCAACCGCCAGAGCGCAGCCAGAATCGCCAACATCGACACGTCGAGTTCGACGTCCATCGGAAACATCTCGGATGCCCTGTATGAGGCATTCGCATCGTTCCCGAAGGAGTACCGCTCTTCGGTCCAGATTTGGACGACCCCGAAGGTCATCCTGGAGATGCGCAAGCTCTACGCCGGAAGAGTCAACCCGGCAACATATCGCGATGCAATCGACAAGAATGCCATCGGCGATGTCATGTTCGACAACTTCGTGATCCGCCAGTGCGACAGCATGGTCGATACCGAAGCAGTCGTCAGCTGACGAAAGGAGGAGATCAGAATGGGTATCAGAGAAGAATCCTATGATCTTTTTGGATACTACAGCTCCGGCGTGTACTATCCCAGCAAGGCCTTCACATCTTCTGCTGTGACAGGCAACGTCCTCGATCTCAGGTCGGAGCATCCGGCTGAGGTCGCAGAGTATCGTCTCAATGCTGTCATCGACACGGCAGCCACGGGAGGTACTTCCGCAGTCGTGACCGTCGAGCACTCCGCCGACAACTCCAACTGGTCCGTGCTTGAGACAGGAGCATCCGTCCTGCTTGCGAACATGACCAAGGGTGCCACGATGCTCTCTATGAGGCTTCCGAAGCACACCAAGAGGTATATCCGCCCCAAGATCACACCGACAGGAACATTCACTGCCGGAAAGATCGGCGGAAATGTGGAGGCCATCGTCTGATCATGGTGATGACCTACACCTGCATACGCAAGTGCTATTTCCTGGACGGAATCCGCAATCCGGGAGACGTACTCATCCTCGACTCATCGGTCGGGGATGGGTGCTGTCATCTTGTACGAACTCCGACAGAGGAACAGCTTGCGATGCAGGCTGAAGCACAGAAAGAAGAACAAAGCACCGAGGCTCCTGCCGTCCCTAAAGCGGTAGGGGCCAAGGTCGTTTCTACGAGAAAGAAAAGCAATGGGAGCAAGAAAGCATGACCAAGCTTGAGATATACAACATCGCACTGTCACAGCATGCGAAGAAATGCACACAGGCAGAGATCGAATCCCTGAATCCGCCCACGGAGGTGGAGGCTTGCAACACCATGTACAACCTGGCGGTCAGCGATGTGCTGGGAGAATACGACTGGTCATACTTCCTTGCGCCGATCGAATTGGATCTGAGCGACGACGAGCCGTCCGGAAACTGGAAGCACGGCTTCTTCACGCCCTGCAGTGTCGCAAGGATCGCCAAGATCAGCGCCTGCCACAAACCCTACCTGGTGGCCGGAAACAGATTCTACACACAGGAAGACGAGCCGAAGGACCTGTGGGGAATCAAGTGGACAGCTGCACAGATGGAGACCGCTCCGGTTGACATCTGCAACCTGGTCGGCCTGTGGCTCGGGTATCTGATCAGCACGATCCTGTCTCCCAGCGACAACAACCTGGCCAACAGGATCCTCCAGAACTACAGCGCCCATCTGGCAACAGTCATGCGCCATGAGATCAACTCATGCCAGGACAACTATCTCGATCCGGACGACTGGAGCGCGAAGCAGTAATGAGCAACGTCATCTTCAACAACTTCACGGCAGGACTGGTGACCGCCAAGCTTGCCGGCAATTACAACAGCAGCGCATATCACAACGGCTGCAGTAAGCTCGAGAACTTCTCGGTCATGTTACAAGGGGGCGTCACAAGACGGCCTCCGCTTTTGTCTGCGATCCCGGCGGCGGAGACGGAGAACCTTGTGAGAATCTGGCGTTTTGTCATCGACTCGGACAAGTCCTATCTTGTCGGCTTCGGAGTCAATCTTTCCGGCGCATTCTTCCGCATGTGGCTCTACGACAACACGGACGGCTCGCTGGATGCCGTGAAGCTGAGCGCGAACGACTACGTTGCCACAATCGTGGTGGGAGAGAACGAGAACGCCTGGACCGCGGGCGAGATGGAGGAGATGCAGTTTGATCAGAGCGCCGACACCCTCTATATCGTCCATGAGAAGCATCCGCCCAAG